TGTAAGTCTAATTTGATTTCCTCGTCTGAAAATCCCAAAATATGTTTTTTAGCCCAAGATACTGAAGTTGGGGCAATACCCTCAACAGCTGTAACACATTTTGTGTATAAATCAACTTTACTTGTCCATATATCAATCTTGAGTAAATCAGCTTGACTTGATGGGTTAGTTAAAGAAAGTGTGAAGTTTGATAATTCATCCTCGAAACCAAGTAAAAACAAATGTATGATTGCTATTTTATTCATTTCAGCAACCATTGATTTTTGAATTCTATTAATTGTTCTTGCGAAACGAATATCAATAAGGGATAAATTCTTACCATCACCAACTGGTTCTTCGAAACCTAAAAATGCTTTGGGTACACGCAAGGCAGTAAGTAGTTTCTTTTGAATATATTCAATGTCCGCAATCTCACCCAAATTTTGTCCACCAGCCAAAGTTTCAATTGGATTTGTTGCAGCAGGGTCACGAACAGGAATAAAGTAATCTTGGTCAACAGCCATCTGATTAAATCTCATATCAACATTACCTGTCTGTGAATCAACAACTTGACTTCGTTTAAATTTATTAGCAACCCTTTGTACATATGGTTCAACATCCTTATCATCCATATTCCCAACAAAAACCTTGAATACCCTTCTCTCAGGAGCTCTTGATGTTCTATATATCAACATAGCATCTTCTGATAGTAATAATTGTTTCCAAATTCTTCTAGCTTTTTCTAACATAGAAGTACCATAAGGTAATTTTCTATCGTCTCCCAATAATCTGAAGTGAGCAATTTCCCAAGAGTTGAATTCCATATCCTTGGCTTTCCACTTAAATCTAAGACCTTTGTTTTCCGCAGGTTCTTCAACATTTTGTCTACTTGCTTGAGCAGGCATACCCCTTTCCAATCTTTCAATCTCAATGTTAGGTAATTGCATACAACCAACAACCCCTTTATCTGGGTCAAGTTTAAGGTAAACAAAATTATCACCATACTTACAAGTATTTCTCGTCCACATTGGTAAGTTGGTATTGATATCTAATACATTATTGAATAAATCAGCTAATATTGATTTTATTCTTTTTGATTCGGAATAAATTTGTAACATATTACCATTTTGGTCTACAGTTGTTGATTCTTCACCATAAATGTCTAATGCTGCAGATATTTCGGGGGTATATTCCATTGATTCATAATCGTAAAATGATGCCAACCTAGTTGGTTCATAGTACACTGCTTGTGTATATAAATTACTCTCAATTTTTGTCCATTGGTTGGCCAAATAATATGTTTGTTGTGCTTGAAGTAACTCCTTATCGTATTCTTGTTTGGATGGAGTTCTCAACAACTCCTTTTTATCAAACTTATAAGTTGGATAATCCTGATTCAATAAAGCGTTCGGTCCGAAGGCGTGTGAAAGTCTCTGCCAAACCGTTAAATTATTCTTTTGTTCCATATAATTAATTTATCATAAATAAGAACTAACTCAAGTGTTTAATTTGTTTGTTGGTTATTAACTGGAGTTAATTTTAATTTTTCTCCTGAAAATGGAGTTGGTTTAGCGACTGTACTAACACCTTGACCTTCAACAATCATTTTTGTCCCATTCAATTTCTTTCCTGATTTTTTTCTGTTTACTAGTCCCATATGTTTTATTTTATAAATATTATCGTCCGTTGTTTCCAAATAACCAACCATATTTTTGATAATCCTCTCTTGTTGCATTAACATTTCGTTGATTTATTCTTTCGTGACCATAAGGTATCACAGGATTAAAATCCAATTGTTTAGAAGCGTTTTCATTATTTGCAACTGACCAAGATTCCAACATAGCCTTAGTTTGTTCGGTTACTTTTTCCAAACTGGTGAATGATGATTCTGCTACATATGTTGCCATAGCGATAGACATAATTAAATCGTCATGTTGTCCTTTTTGGTGGTCAGGTCTTCCATTAATATAAACGAAAGTATTCATTTCATTGAATAATCGTAAACTATATATCTTGAACTGATGTCTCATCGCTTCTTCAAATGATGCGATTATTTGAACTCGTTTGTTGTTAAAATTGAGACCAGGTATTTTATCCAAAGCTTTTGGGTCATACTTCCATTTGTTTGCCAAATCAACCCCATCAACATACAGATTTTTATAACCCATTTCTTGGAGTTTTCTAGATGTTGATACACCCATACCTCCAGTAATATCTATTACAATAAAAGCATTATACATATTAGCCCATTTGTAACATATTTCTGCCATTGTATCAGGTGGAAGTTTTCCCACATATTCCGCAACTTGTTCTCTTTCATCAAAATCAATAATTTGGAATGAACTAAAATCCTCACTATCCCCTCTACTCACATCCACACCCATTACATATTTGTGACCCATCACAGGTTCTTTCCAAATCCATAAAGAGTTACCAATCATTTTATTTTGGGGTTCTCTAATCATATTCTCTTTTACCCTTTGCATCAATAAAGAATCAAAGACATTATCACCAGAACCAAGGAAGTTACACTCTAACTCTTGAGATACTTTTCTTTTATCATATTTCAATTTTTTAACCATACCTTCAAACCAAGAAGAGCAGGGTTTGTAACCTGAATCCATCATCAGTTTAAGTTCCTCGAAGTTTCTGTCCTCAAATTGAATATTTTCCCAACTAATAATTTCATCTTTGGGGTATTCTTCTTTATTGAGAAGGTAATGGATTGTATCTTGAGTTTTAACTAAGTACAAATCTTTTGTGTATCTTGGGTCTCTAAACCAAAACATCTCAGAGATTTTGAAATCATTCATTCCCCTACTTGCTTGATTATATATTTCATAGTAAATTGCATCATAACCATTTGGTGTTGATACCACAATAACTTTACCTCCAGTTGAAAGTGAGGCCATACAAGCAGCCCAGAAGTCAGAGTCCGCATCAATAAACGCAGCCTCGTCAAATACAAGAATTGTTGGTGTAAAACCACGAAGAGCATCCTTTGATGTTGCTACCGCTTTTACTTCACATCCGTTATTTGTTTTGTAATGTTTTTGTGAATTTTTTTCCGCTGCAAAATCAATACCCACCCAAGATGGCCATTGACTAATAAACATTCTTATCTTGTTTGCCATCTCCATAGATGTATCTAATTTATTGGCAATAATCAAAATTTTCTCAGGTTTTACCTTTTTAGCAAAAGCTATTTTCTTTGATATCCAAGCAGCTGTCACCGTGGACACACCAGCTTGTCTGTATTTTAATGCAATATTTTCATTGTATTCCTCATAGTCATTTAATAGTGATATTTGGTCAGGAAATAATTCCAATGGAACATATTTTGATACCGTATTATCATATGTTTCCAAATATGTTCTGAGTGCATAAGGTGTATCTTTCATACACTTTACATACTCAATCATAACTTGTTCTTTTGTTAAACTCATAAATTATATTTTATATAAATATAAAAACCCCCACTTAATTATAAATGGGGGTTTGTAAGTTAATCGTTATCATCATCAAAGTCAAAAGTATCCCAATCGTCAGGATTGAAATCGTCATCCTCTTCAGGTTCAATTGTCTCAGGTTTTTTTTCTGTTTTTATAATTTTGTTGTAATCGGGTTTTTCTATTTTTGGTGGATTTTTTAAAATTGAATTGACAATCTTTTGAGAATATTTTTCAAACAAATCCATAGCTTTTTGGTCTCCATCTAATACCCCATTATACATAATGTAATTGTGTAATTTCACATCATCGTTAGCAATTCTATTGAATTGAGTTTGAATCATCCCATCCATCCAAGGTTCATAACCATCAATCAATTCACCCCATAGATACTTTAACTTTGAACTAATTTCTCTACCAGTAATCATATTCTTAATCTCATGTTTATGAGTATCTGTAGTATCCTTCAAAGTATTACTGACATTTTTATCTTTAGGCATAAAAAGAATAGAATTATAATATCTACCAGCCTTAAATAATTCGTGTACTAACAAAGGAAAGTGTGGGGCTCTTACTTCTATTATCCAATTACCTGGTTTGCTTTCATCAGGTCTAACATCAGCGAATGCTACCCTCCCAACAGATTGTTGAGCCATCCTTTCCAACATTTGTGTGTTATCATTATAGAAAACTGTAGCCGAATTTTCAAACTCCTTATATTTTTTTAAAAGTTCAGGGTCAAGATTTTCCAACTGACTTTCGACTTCTTTGTAAGCATTAAAACCATCAGCCCAAGCAGTTCCCTGAGTTGTCGCATTAATAAAATTTCTTGCCTTTATTCTTTCTTCAAAATCTGGGTCAATTTCTTTAGCTTTATTTACTTGGTCAGTTGAAATAGTTTGAGTTTTAGTCCTAATACTTGGATTACTTGAAAAATCAACATCTAAAGTTAAGACACCTTTATCAACCCTTTCTTTGATTTTGGGAAACTTGGACAAAAATATTGCTTTTGCTAAATTCAATAATTTTGTTTTGTGTTCCAATTCAAGACTAGGTAAATAACTCATCAAGTAACCCATATTATTACTACTTCCACCACCTTCTTTTGCTGATTGATATTTTCTATTCTGTGCTTTTATAATTTTTTCTTTAGCATCAGAACTCAAAAAGTCATCAATTGGTGCCTCATATAATAATTTTTTCATTTTTTTAATATTTTTTGAATCTATGTGGTTTGTGTGTTACATTATCTAATCTATCCATATCCATATCGAATCTTTTTTTGAATTTACCTAAAATTTCATTTTCGTCATCCATTTTTGACTTTGCTACTATAGGTTTACCTTTTAATGGTGCTTGGGGATGGGGTTCTTCACCTTCGTCAGGATTCATAGGTTCATCATATTCCTCCTCCTTATCAGGGTCAATGGATGGTTTTGTTTTTGGTTTTACTGGGGTAATTGTTGTTGTATCACCACCATCCATCATAAAATCCTCATCTAATTCAGGTTCCTTTTCATCAAAATAAAAATCTTCATTTAATCCTTTTTTTCTTTGGATTTCAGATTCAATTAGTTTAAGTAAATCTCTTTTTTTCATAGTTGGTTTTAAATTTTCTTGAATTATATTTTCTAAATTTTTTTCAAAGATTGATTCACTAAAAGTAGGTGTTGTTCCTTTAACTTTTTTTGCCATTTCACTTGTATAGGTTGAACCTAATTTACCTAAATAATCTTTGAAAGTAAAATTTTCCTTGGTTTCTTTTTTCTTGTATTTTACAGTCTTTTCAGGATGTTTTTTTTCAGGCATATCTTTATATTGTTTTTTTGATGTACTCTTGGAAAACTCTTTCGCCATTTTACACCACTTACAATCATCAGTCTTACATTTATTACAACGAGCCCAAAATAATCCTTGTTGTGCTTTTGATTCGAACTTTTCATTAATATCCGTTTCGAACATCCCCATTCCATCAGCTGTTGCATCTGGATCATTAACAACATTAATTGTATCATCTTCACCAATTTCCACTCCCTCCATTGTAACATCAACACTACCATCAGGATTCATTTTAACTGCTTTTCCCCCTGGCAAAGACTCTCCTTTAGTTTTAGCATCAGCAACCTCTGAAGCGGAAAATCGTTTTATTTTTGTTGTTATTTCTTGCGCTTCTTTACTCTCTTCTTTTTTAGTCATTTTTTCATACAATAAACTAATTTTACTTTCATTTAAAGATGAAACAAACTTTGGAGTGAACCCTGTGTCTAACAAAAATCCAATTTTTTTATTCAAGTTCATAACTTAATTTTTTTTCATATTCGAGAACAATGTCTCTTTCGTATAATTTATTTTTAATTATTTCCTCACTATCACCATATCTGAAGACTAATCTTTTAACTAAATCAAAATTAACCCCATCGTTTTCGTTCTCCCAAGCTAAAGCAACAACATCATCGATTGCATCTATCATTGAAAAATAATCGGACTTTTGAATTACTGATAATGATATCTTATCGTTTTTCAAAACTCCGACTTTCTTTATGTGTTGAATGTCGGGAGGATTTGGATAACCATTTGATGGTTTTGAATCCCACATTTCACCCCAAACATCATCTATTTTATCTGAAAAAATAAATTCGTAAATGTTATCACCTTTGTAATTAGGTCCTAATTCATTAACAAAAATTAAATTCATCATAAGATACTACCTTTCTGTGTTACGAATATTCTTTCACTATTAATTTCAAATACTAGTTGTTGTTTCTTGTTTCTACCTAAAAGTTTAGCGTGAGGATATTTGTTTACCAATTTAACTGATGATTTTTCTTGAGCAAATGATTCAGATAATCTTTCAATTCCATCTAAATTTCTTTTAACATTTTTGGAAATTTTAGATTCTGAAATAACTTTTTTAGTTGGTTCAGATTTAAAATATTTCCTCAATACTTTATCCACAACTGATTCATTAAACATATTCTCAAACATATTTTCAGTATCCATTCTATTTTTCATAGTTCTAGGACCACCATGTCTATACATATGTTCTGATTCTTCCATTTCACCCTCAGGCGTAGGAGGTGCCGGTGGAGTTTCCATTCCCATTTCTTCGGTAGGAGGTTCAATTGGTGTTTCTTCAGTATCTATTTCAGTCTCAGTTTCTTCATAACCTTCCTCTTCACCGCCTTCAAATTTAGTCATAATTTCCTCTTTATCATCTTCATCCAAATCTTCTAAAGGTAAAGCAGACAATATTGAATTTATAATATATTTGATTTGTTTAGTATCTAATTGATTTTCTTCATCCGACAAAAACTCTCTAGTTTTTTGAGCCAACTTACCAACTGTTTTTTGTATAGATTTATAAGTTACAACTTCCTCATCTTGTTCTTCATCATCCATAGTCTCTACATCCATTTCATCGGACATATCTACCTCAGGTTCTGGAGTCATAGGAGTTTCAGCACTTGGTTCAGGGGCTGGAGCGGGTGGTGTTTGAGGTTGTGGTGCAGGTGCGGGTGCAGGAGCTGGAGGAGTTTCTCCTTGTTCATCTAAGTTCAAATAATATTTTGTTTCATCATCTGATTCATTGAAAAGTGAAATGTTACCCTTGTGACCAAAATTATCATTTACCTCTTTAACTATCAAGTTCAATCTTTTGAAGGCTTGCGAGTATGAAGAATAATATTTTCTATTTGCTATAGGTTCAATATATTCCGCAACACTTTCATTCAACCCCTTTTTCAAAACATATCCACTTTTCTCTTTGATGATATGATATGTATTACCATCAACTAAAGTTTTTTTATATTCCATAGAAGAATTTTCGTTGATTGATTTAGGTACATTTAAGTTATAGTTACTTATTTCAATCATTCTTCTAATTTTATCATCTCCTTGTAGTTTTTCACTACCAATAGGTCTCAATTTTCCCATAATTATTTTTTTTTGTTAATTATTTTAATATAAATATACAATTAAAATTATTTATTCTGTTCACACTCCTAATTTGAAATTTTTATAGGTATCAAATTTTCATTTTTGAGCAATTCTAAAATTTCGTCTTGGATTCCTATATTCTGTAAAATTTCACAACGAGCGATTCCATCAGCAGTTTCTTGTATTTTCAAGGAGTCAACAATACATTTGTACCTTGGTTGTTTCAAGGTTTTTATAGTTGCTTTTATACCGAATTCGGGTGATGAATAATTTTTTGTCTCAGTTTTATTGTAATCAGTCATCTTTGGGTCTTCAATCAAATTGAATTTGACATTAAAAGGATTGTTTTTTGCTTTGGTATCTGTAAAACTATTTCTCAAAGCATATAAAAATCTGAGATTTTCTTTAGATATTGGTGCTCCTAAATTAGTAAGAATTTCTTGATAGATTAATAAATCGGGATTGGAGAATTCATCTACTTTATCTAATTCAATTTTGTCAAATTCAGCTTGTTGCAACTCATTTGCTAAAACCAAAAAATATATAACTTTAAGGTCTTCAGTATTGAGTGTTCCTGTTGAACTTAAGTCGTTATCTGTTTGAAACTCCTTTACAACTTGTTGAGTATTCAAATCGTAAATACCATTTATTTTAAAGTCATCATCAGCATACCCTAAAACCTTGAGTATTTTTTGAATTATTAAAACACTTTCATCAAAACTATTATTTCTTGAAAATTTCAGTTCTTTCTTTTCATTTATAATCTTTGTTAGGTCTTCTAAAATTTTTATATCTTTTTTCTTTTCTTTTAACTTTTCTAATTCAACATCTTTATATTCAGGTTTCTTAAGTATTGTCATTATTTTTTTGATAGTTCCATCTACAGATGTTGTCATTTTCGTTAAGGCTTTCATTGGGGTAAAACTACCTATGAAATTCATTGGGTCAACCAAAACACCATCTTTTACTAAAGTGTAATGTAAATGTGCTCCGGTTGAAAAACCTCTACCTCTATCATTTTTACCCCCACCACTAAGTGCAACCTTTTGACCCTTTTTTACTGAATCCCCAACCTTTACTAGTATATCACTACAATGACAAAATCTACTTTCAAAACCATCTTTGTGTTTAATAAATAATGAACCACCACATCCACCATTGTTTCCAACCATATCAGATTTTACAACAAGTCCATTATCAGGTGAATAGATGGGTGTCCCTGTTGACGCTTTCAAATCAACTCCTGAGTGGGGTTTTTTAGTATCTAAACCAGGTCTTACAGCACCAAACTTAGAACCTACTATTGTCGTTTCCAATGGTGATGATAACTCTGCCTCTTTTAAAGAAAGTTTGTTATCAATTAATTTAATCGGTTCAGAATATAACTTTTGAATGTATCCGTTTCTTCTTAAAACTTTAAATACCAAATTTTCCAATCCTAATTCTCCACTACCTTTAAGACCATCAATTCGATATTTCTTTAACTTAGTTTTAATTTTTTTAACATTGTTGATTATTGTTTCAGGACTTTCCCCTTCCAAATGTTTAAGAAGTGTATCTATGATACGCATCCATTTTTTTGAATTTTTAATTATTTCAGACTTATTGATTGTGGTCTTTTTTTTACTTGGTTCTTTTAACCATTCATCATTCATAAGTGAATAAACACCATCACTAATACCCTTAGCGTCAGCGTCCTCAACAAACAACTCAACATCAAAATCAAATAATTTTACATTCCTTTTTTCGTTGAATATTATTTTTTTCATATCAAAATATTCAACATAGGTATCCTTTAATTTTGGATTAAATTGATTGTAATCAACTAAAATGTGAACATCAATGTCCGAGTATTTTGACCAATTATAATTAGCGATTGAACCTGTGATAATGATATCATCTATAACAACATCCAAACCAAATGAATCAATAAATTGATAAGCAATTTCCAAAAGATTTTTTCTAACCTTTGGATTTAATTTGTATTTCTGACCTTCAGGGTCACCCATATGTTTTTCATTTGGTAAATACCAAATCTTTGGGTGTAAGTTGTCTTGTATATTGAAACTAGATACTACTTTATTGAGACTTTCCATAGTAGATAAATATTATCACATTTCAATAATTTTTATATCTTTTTGTATTTATAAGTCTTCGCTATTTTTGAATTAAAAAATTTCCCTTGTGACTCCGATGTTCTGAACTGCGTATACACTTGATGTGGGACAGCTTCATACATATATCTTAGTCCGTTGTTAAATTCCACGACTAATTCTTTTGATTCAGTATCAAACTCAGTTCTTCTAATGTTACTTGATTGAATCTCATTGATAATCTTTGTTCCCCTGATTTCTTCTTTTAATATTGCCATTTTTTTAAATTTAAAAAACCCCCATTTATATTGGGGGTTAAAGTTAATTAATTTTTTTTAATTCATCTCTAATTTCTATAGCCCTTTCGAAATCTTGTTTTTCAATAGCTATTTCCATTTCTTTTTTGAGAGTTTCAATTTTCCCTTTGTTTTTCTGAAGTTCCTTTATTTCGTCTCTGATTTTGGCTGCCTGTTCAAAATCTTGGTTTTGGATACATTCATTTAATTTAGTTTCCAAATCTCTCCTTGTATTTGAATTAGATGCTGACCATTTTGTGTTAGGATTAATCACAAAATGAATTGAAGTGATAATACCATCCTTGGTCTTTCTAACTGAATTTCTCAATTTACTGAAATCAGTATTTAGTTCATCATACTTTAAGTTATCCAAGAAACTTTCTAGTGGAATTGTTGGTTTATGTTTTCCACCGAAAATCTCATCCAAAATTTTCTCAAATTTTTTATAAAAATCGTTATCCATAATAAATTGTTTGTTGTTAAGTTTATTTTACTTAGTATTGTACGAATTATATACCAATTAATTAAGATAATCAATAATGTCACTTTGAAATTAAAAATACTGACATTTTGTCATTACAAGATTGTTGAAAATACCAAATAAAACATTATTATTAAATAAAAAAGTTATGATAGAATCTAAAGATGGAGATTACTCAAGTAAAGGTAAGGGTGACACACCAGTATTAAACAACTTTGCAAAAGATTTGGTTAAACTTGCTGAAGAAGGTAAGTTGGATCCTGTAGTAGGTAGGGATAGAGAAATTACAAGGATAGCACAAATATTATCAAGAAGAAAGAAAAATAATCCAATTATAATTGGTGAACCTGGTTGTGTTTTGGAGGATACTTTTATTGAAATTGAAAAAATATCAGATGACACATCTCACGAAATTGTAAATATGTGATATTTATGGTTAGGGTATTTACCTAACCCTCCTTTACTATGAAAATATTATATAAAAAAAAGATAGTTTATACTATAAACACAATAGATGATTTAGAAAATTTCCTTATCAATAATAACATTTATTCTTATTTTAAGAAAATACATATTGATTATTATTCTATTGTAGATAGTGAAATAAATAAAACCGAAAGTCTAAATTATAAACAAATAAAACCTTGGTTGAGGAATATTTTAGATTATCCTGAAAGTTTGTATAATCCACTTTTTCTCAAGTGTATGGGGTGGGAGGAAAATGAAATAAATAGTTTTATTTCTAAAAAACAACGAGATAATTCTGTAAGAATGTCAATCAACAAAAAAAATAACCCTGAAAAATATTCAGCTTCCACGAATACAAAAATAGGGTATTGGTTGAAAAAAGGTTTTGACGAAGAAACTGCAAGGAAAAAAATAAGTGAAAGACAATCAACTTTTAGTAAAAAAACTTGTATTGAAAAATATGGAGAAGAGTTAGGGTTAATTAAATTTACTGAACGACAGAAAAAATGGATTAGAACTCTTTCACAAAGAAATGATTACAATTTGATTCAAAACTCCAAAAATTCATATGACTATGTTAATAAAGAATTTGATGAATTAGTATTAAGGAGTAGTTTTTTGGAAAAAACTAAAGAAATGATTCTTAATGGTTTGAAATGTGAAAATGTGGAGTGTTTCGTGGAATATGTGTTAAATAATTTAGATTTAAAAAAATACTCTGAATTGATACCTTATATTAATAGTAAAATTATACATCAAAAGTTTAATATTAAAAAAGAAATTCTTAAGGAGAAATTTATTGATAAATTACCATTTAACCCTTTTGAATCAAAATATGGAACAGCTATTTACCATAATCAAATTAGATTTAAATCATTAAAAGAATATAAACTCGCTCTTTTTTTAGAACTTAATAGCATAAACTATCATTATGAAGTAACATATCCCAACACATTACGAAAATCTGATTTTTATTTACCCAAATATAATATATACATCGAATATTTTGGTATGTTAGATAATAAATCAATTATCAAAGAGGGAAGTATTTTTGATTTTTATAAAAAAAAGATGGAAGATAAAATTCAACATTGTTTTATTAATAAAATTAACTTAATATATGATGTGAATTTAGATAAACTCATAGAAAAAATAAAATTAACTACATATGAAAATTAAAATAGAAGAGTTTTTCAAGATGGTTGAAAATAATGGCGGGACATATAACATTAAAACACCATTAGGATTTAAACCAATAGGTAAATTATTTAAAAAGGCCGATAAAGAATGTGTGAGAATTACATTATCTAATGGGTTGGTTTTAGAAGGTTCAATTGACCATTTAGTTGAAGTCGACAATAGTAGTTTGAACCCTTTCACCAAATTTGACAATGGTTCTTATTGGTTAAATCTTGGTAATATTACAGAGGGAGAATTAGTGTGGTGTGAAAACAATGAATTAAGTGAAGTTATTCTATATGAAGAAATTGGAATACATAATACTTTTGATTTAGAAGTATTAGATAATGAAAATAAGTATATCTCAAATGGAATTGTATCACACAATTGTGGAAAAACCGCTATAGTAGAAGGTTTAGCCTTGAAAATATTGAATGGAGATTGTCCAAGAAATTTGATGGACAAAAGAATAATGTCTTTAGATATGACCTCAATTGTCGCAGGAACAAAATATCGTGGTCAATTTGAGGAAAGAATGAAGGTGATTATAGAAGAACTACAAGCTGCCCCAAATATCATTTTGTTTATCGATGAAATTCATCAAATTGTTGGTGCGGGTAATTCATCAGGTTCATTGGATGCCTCAAATATATTCAAACCAGCCTTAGCAAGAGGGGAAATCCAATGTATTGGTGCAACAACTTTGGATGAATATAGAAAGAATTTTGAAAAAGATGGCGCCTTAGAAAGACGTTTCCAAAAAGTCATCGTTGACCCCTCAACAAAAGAAGAAACATTACAAATCCTCATTAATGTTAAAGACAAATATGAAAATTACCACAAGGTAAGTTATACTGACGAGGTATTGAAGTTGTGTGTTGATTTGGCAGAAAGATATATTACAGATAGAGAATTTCCAGATAAAGCATTTGATATTATTGATGAAGTTGGAGCAAGAAGTCAGGTAGAAATTAAGATGCCTCAGATTATTGATGAACTAAAACAAAAAGCACAAGATATAAAACAACAGAAAATAGAGGTTGTTAAAACCCAAAACTACGAATTAGCCGCTGACCTTAGAGATAAGGAAACAAAGATATTGGACAAATTGGAAGAAGAAAAGAAAAAGTTCGAAAAGGATTTATTGGTTAAGAAAAAAGAAGTAAGTGTTGAATTAGTTTATGAAGTGGTATCAAATATGACCAAAATACCTGTGTCCAAAATGAACTCAGACGAAACTAATAAACTTACTTCTTTGGATTCAAACCTATCTTCAAAGGTTATTGGACAATCTGAAGCTGTTTCCAAAATAGCTAAGAGTATTAGAAGAAATAGATTGGGAATCAAAGACCCCAATAAACCAATCGGTTCATTTATCTTCTTGGGTTCAACAGGTGTAGGTAAAACATATTTAGCCAAACAATTAGCCAAAGAAATATTTGGCAGTGAAGAAAACCTAATCCGTGTTGACATGTCAGAATTCCAAGAAAAACATTCAATATCAAGATTAATTGGGTCACCTCCAGGTTATGTTGGTTATGATGAAGGGGGACAATTAACCGAACAAGTTAAAAATAAACCTTATTCTGTAATCTTATTTGATGAAATAGAAAAAGCAAACAAGGATGTATTCTCAACTTTATTACAAGTATTAGATGATGGTCATTTAACAGATGGTTTGGGTAGAAAAATAAATTTTAAGAATTGTGTTATCATTATGACATCTAATCTTGGGGTTAAGAAATTTCAAGATTTCGGTACTGGTGTTGGTTTCAAAACTTCGAGTAATTCTTATATCGAAGAGGAACAAAAAAGAGATATGTTAAAAAAAGAATTACAAAAATTCTTTGCCCCTGAATTTTTAAATCGTATTGATGAGATTATAGTTTTCAACACTTTGAAAGAAGATGAAGTAAAACAAATTGTCAAACTTGAAATAGATAAATTAACAACTAGATTGAAAGGGTTAAATTATAATGTCAGTTGTGATGAAAAGGTGTTGGAACTTATATCTAAAGTTGGATTTGATGAAACATATGGTGCAAGACCCATTAAACGCGCAATCCAAGATAAGATTGAGGATTTTGTTTCCGAAGAAGTTCTTAATGGAGTTATTGTAGAAAATGAAGAATATGTTTTAACTGTCGAGGAAGAAAAAATTATTTTTAAAAATAAAGAAGTCAAAAAGACAAAAAAGAAAAAAGGGACAGAATAGTCCCTTTTTTTTATCTCATCAAGTTTTTAATATTTTCTACATCTTGTAAAATCCTTTTCCCATTTCGGTATCCTTCTGGAATAACACCAGTATTCGGACTTGTTGTTGTCTGAGTAGGTGTTGTCTGAATAGGCGTTGGTTGAGTAGGTGGTATTGGTGTAGTTTGGGTTGTATTTGTTGGTTTACCTTGTAATACTTTCGTTGATAGCACCTCTATTGTATTCACATATCTAGAATATTCCCTAAAACTTTCGATTGCTTTGTCTATTGCGAAAGTTAAATTTTTTCTCTTAGTATCTTCCAAACTTTCCCAACCACTAGCTTGTTCAATATCAGTTCTCAATTTTTGTAGGTCGTTTATAACACTCTCATTTGGTTCATCCAATTTTTTTAGTTTTCTAACCAAGTTTCTTAGTGAACTCAAAAATTTAAAATAACCATAACCCTTTCCTGTAAAGGCTCCCTTTAAACCTTGATATCTATCTGTGAACCAATCGAAAATACCCTCCTCAATATTTTTATTTTCCATACTTTGTTTTATCTATAAATATATCTGAAATACTGATTTTTATTTTTTGTATTCCTTTGTGTATTTTTTTGTTCCCAACTCAGAAATCATTTTCTTAGCAATATCCAAAGTATTATAAACATCATCGACAATTACATATTCGTGTTCTGTGTGATAGTTGTAATAACCAACAGCAAAGTTTATACAAGAAAAATCAAATAGTTGTTTAAGTGCGTAAACATCAGTATAAGGGTGAGATTGGTATTTGTTTCTTTTGTTAAAACCCTCCGTTAATACTTTATCACATTTATCGAAGAAATCACTACCCTTATCAAATAGTTTCACACCCATACAATACTCACTGACCATCCAATTACCAGGAGCATCAAATTGCATAACATAACCAACATTTGAGAAGAAATCTTTATCGGCTTTTTTTGACCCATGACATCCTGTTTCTTCCGATACAAAGAAAGCTGCTTTGACATTTGGTAATTGTTTTAATAACTCCAAACAAACATAAACACCACATTTGTCATCACCCCCAATTCCAGTGGGTAATCCTTGGTCATTAAAAGCCTTTAAGGCCATCTTTAATTCGTTTTGGTCATTGGGTAACATCATCTCACGAATATTGATTGTATCGAGCTCGTGAACGGTATCTGTGTGGGCAACGACACAAGGAAAATATTCAACCTCATCAGTTTGTTTGGTTGCATAAACATTTCCCATCTTATCAACAAAATAAGGAATATTATTTTCAACCAACCATTCGGTTAAAAATTGAATCATTAAATCCTCTTTATATGTTTTTGTGGGGACAGATAAAACCCTTTTTAAAAAATTGATATTTTGTTCCATAGAACAATATTACATAATTCTTTTCAATCTTTTTACTAAACTTTCAAAAAGTTCTGGTGAATGTAAATAATTAACAAACTCTTCTATTGTGTAACTTCTTCTTTCTCCCCTTCCTGATGATTTATTCCAATGAACTATTACTACTTTTGAGTCGTCTTTTCTAATTTCGTCAATTCTGAATGAATTTTCCGTGTTTGGTAATTTATATTGACCACCAATTTGGTAACCCATATCATTAAGTTTTTTCAATACATCGGCATAGTTTTTGAAGGCCTCAAACTTTTCAGGTTCATCTTCTATTTCTTCTAATATTGTATCCAATTGGTCACCAACAACATCATTAAATTGTTCAAAATCAAAATCCCAACTATCCATAGCCACTTCATTATAATAACCAATATCTAAGTCCATTTCTTCACCCAATTCCTTAAATAGTTCAACAATTGTTGCTTGTTTACTTTGAGTTTTTTTATATAAACTTAATAGGATATTTACGGTTGTCACATAATTTGTAAAAACACCTGATTTTCTGAAAACCCCATATTGTTGGAATACATCCGCAATATCTTTTATACCAATTTCTTTGATTTTTTCTACTGCGGATTCGTTTCTTAATGAATTGTACTCATCAGCAATCCTTTCACCAACCACCGGAAAATTGGTATCTAAGAACTGAGCAACACTCTTATTATATTTGTCCTCATCTTTGTCTTTTAAATCTTTTACACCAGGAATTAGAAATGAAACAATATCATCCAACTTTTTTTTGTTTTTATCATCAAATGAACCAAACATATAACCTTCTTTCCAATCGTCCCAAGTCATATCACTAGGTATCAAATCAAAAGAACTACCATAATAACTATTTCCAAATATAGACCCCAATATCCTTGCATCCCATTCACCTTCTTTATAGTCAAAAAAAGATATATATTCATCAGCATCAAACATAAGTTGAATCATACTCTTACCAGGATTCTTTTCGTTAAGTGTCATCCCATTTAAAGATTCATCAATGCTTCTCATATCCCATTTATCATATTTTTTACCCGCCTTAATTAATAACAACATTTCATAAGGGTTCTCAGGTTTAATGAACTCAACAAGTTTCGATTCTAATTGTGGATAATCCTCAATTACATCCATAAAGTTATTTACCATCCCATCAAAATCCAACACATCAGTATAGCCATTTCTTACTTGATTCAATACATAACTATTCTCACCATCTTTATCAACGATTAAATAGACATCACCATATCTATTGAACTTATTATATTCTCTCTTCAATTTTTCAGAAGCGTAGTAGTCCATAGCGTCATACCCTTTCACTTTGATAAATAAAACCTTATCATCCTCAAATTTAATCTCTGATTCTTCATCAGCTAATTCCTTCGGTGTCATAAAAAATATTTTTCTTTATAAATACCTTGGTTTATTCATTATTTATATTTATCCTTGTATAAAGTTAATTGAAAATATGGGGGTAATCTGGTATCGACTGACGTTGTTAGTTATTCGGGGCATGTCGGACCTGAACTAAGTCCGTTAAACTGGTTTGAAACGATACACGGCAACGTTATCAACAAACTTTCTGCAGTAGGTTTAATCCGTGCTGAAGAAGCAGTAGTAGCCTAGTCAATAGGTTACCACTTTCGAGTCGGGGTGCATTAACTCAGGAACAGGAGCACTATAGGGTTGTCTAACCGATTCTCATCCCTAAAAATGAATTGGCCGATTTTGTTGGTTTTGGGAGTATAAAAATCAAATAGCTCGGAACACTGCGAATAATGTTGTCCTAAACATGTAGTCCTTAATAGTTAAGATGGACAGGAAAGGGTTCGACTCCCTATACCTCCACATCGGAAGTTTTTGTTCTTATCATATATTTATATAAAAAAAAATATATGATAAGAGCAGAAAATAGAAAATACCACTATCTTTATAAAATAACTTGTATTAAAACACAAAGATTTTATATTGGGATACATTCTACCGATAATTTAAACGATGGTTATTTTGGTAGTGGTAAAAGATTATGGAATTCCATAAATTTTCACGGAAAAGAAAACCACACTAAAGAAATTTTAGAGTTCTTCTCAAGTAGAAAAATACTTTTGGAAAAAGAAAAAGAAGTTGTCAATAGAGAATTATTATCCGATAGTTTGTGTATGAACTTAGTAGTTGGTGGCGAATCAGGTGGGTTTATTAATGCCCAACATTTTTCAAATTTTCAAAGTAAAGGTTCTGTTATTGGAAAACATATTTTTATAGAAAAATTAAAAAATGATGAAGAATTTCGTAAAAAATATTCCGAAATTATGTCTAAATCAGGAAAGAAAAGACACCAAGAAGGAAAATTAACAAATTTTACTTTTGATTGGACAGGTAGAAAACACTCAGAGGAGACAAAAAAGAAAATGTCTATGATAAAAAAAAATGTAGGCTTAGGCGAAACAAATTCACAATTTGGTACAATTTGGATTACAAAAGATAATCAAAATAAAAAAATTAAAAAAGACGATTTATCTACTTTTTTGAACGAAGGGTGGGTAAAAGGCAGAATTATCAATAAATAAAATAACCCCTCTTTATCGGAGGGGTTTTTTGTTACATTATTTATTTTCTATTTGACATTAAACTTCAAGTAAAACTTGTTAAAATTAATAGCATCTAATTGTTTGTTATTTACGACACAAGTAATTAAATTTTCACCAGGTTGTAAATTGGAGATTTTGACTTGATTCATTACATAATATTGTTTAGTGTCTATTCCATCAGATTTTTCGATAGGTAAACTTAAAATTGATTTACCATTTAACCTCAAATCAATTTTTTGACCAACATTTTTTCCTTGTATTATTTTATTTAATTGGAAGGTGATTGAATTCATTTCATCTGTTTGTTGGGTTTTAGTACTTGTTCCAGAACCATAATAATTTTGCAATTCGCTTATATTTTTACCAATCAAAATTCCACTTGTCTGTGGGAGAGAATAAAATCCATCATACACATTATTAATTAAATTACCAGTATACTCAAGAACATTTGTTCTTAATAAAGTTGCTGTTGGTGTACTAGTATTTTCGTTTTGTTCACTAATAACCCTTTTTACCAATTTAACTAAATCCGATTCAGTTAATCTTATAATTCTTTTCATAATTTTAATTTTTTATAATAAATATTATAAAAATACAAAACCGCTCTTTATCGGAGGGGTTTATTGTTATAGTACTTCTTTTTGATTTAATAACTTATCAACTCTTTTGTCTGTGTAACTAGTTGAAGCAGTATGCCTCTCCATTATCATCCCATGTAATTCATGGAATTTTCCGAATTGGTGTTGTTCCATTTTATTGAACCTTTCATCCATTGTTCTAACAAGTTCATTGGTATTCAACCTTGAATTTTCCTCGATTGTTTCAAACCTACGAAATACGGATTCAAATTCATGTCGGTAATCATCCCTTTGACTATCAATAGCTCGATAAACATTTTCAAATTGTCGTTGAACATTATCAAACTCAAATCTGTCGTTTTGTTTTATGACACCAATCTGTCGCTCAATTTTACTGACCCTGAACAAACCCCAAACAATAATTCCAACAAAAATCAGAGCCACCATCGAGAGCATACCCAAAGCAAAATAAGTAATTTCCATAATAATAAATTATTTAATCTTTATGTCCTAAGACATAAAAAATATAATATAATTACTTAAGAAGTAAAAGGATAATTGAAGTGAATCCTACTGTCACTCCACCAATACTTAATCCTGTCAACCACTTGTTTCTGTTTTTAGCTTTCTTAAATTCAGTATTCAGTTCTTTGTACATAGCTTGTTGAGATTCATCAATCTTTTTGTAACTACCAATAATTTTGTCCTTCTTTTCAATTTCTTTTCTCAACATATCACTTACACCTTGGGATTGGTCTAATGCTGTTTTGTACTGATTTTTAACCTCAAGACAATAATCTAATACACCATTACATTCTTTCAATTTACTTGTTACAATTTCCAAGGAATCGTGTTCAATTGCTATTTGTATCGCAACCTTTCTATTGATTGTAAAAAGTGTATCTCCATCTATAACAACTAAATCTATTTTAGGACTTACGGAATCTTTGTTACTTTTTGCCAAATCTTGTGCGTAAACCATCGAGCAGCTCATCATTAGTACTATTAGTAATAGCTTCAATCTTAACATTGTTTTGAATTTTTAGTTGGTTTATTTTTGTTGATAAGTTTGACTCACTAATTCTAATACCAGTAGTAAGTGCATTTAGTTGGGATTCCATAGTTTCCCTTTCAGTCTTCATAACTTCCAATTCCTTGTATAAAGAATCAATAGCTTTTCTTTCAGCATCTATTAGTTGTTGGTGGAGATTTCTAGTTTCCTTTGCGTTATAACTTATCAAATAACCCAAACCCATTCCAATAAACAAAATAGACACTACAATAATTAAGGTGTGTTTCCAATTCATATTTAGTTTTTCAATAATTATAATTTTAACAAAAAAAATTTCAACACCATTTGACTTATTAAAGTTTAATGCGTATTTATTAAGTGTTTAATAACTAAATCAATTTAAAAATCTTAAAAATTCGTTAACAAAATGAGAAAAGCACTTTTCGGAACAATCGTTGTTCTAAGCACAATCCTTACTTCATGTGGAACTACTACAGCTACAGAAGAAAAAACTACAACTGAAGATTCTACAGCAGTTGAAACTACTACAATTACAACTCCATCTGTTGATACAGCTAAAGTTGAAAAATAGTTAGTGTTTCTTAAAAAAATTAAATCCCCACTTTCTAAGATGGGGATTTTTTTATTTCATAAGTTCTTTTATTCTATCAATTTCTTCTTTGACTATATTAGTTTTGTAACTTTCGAATCTAATGTCTGGTGAAATATCTTTTTGTCTTTTTTCCTCCTCCTTTTTTTTCAGTTCCTTTTCTAATTCTTTTTGTTGTTTTCTTTCCTCTCTCTCTCTGTTTGCTTTTTCACTATCAGAAAACATATTTTGAATTCCTTTTTTCATTGCTGTGAAGGGTAAAGCCAATATAGTTTCTATACCTGCTGGTAACTCTTTGGAATCCTTGTATGTCGTACTCAACTTTTTAGTTGTTTTGGGTGATAAGATTTCCTCTTCTTCACTACTTGTTGTGTCAGTTTGGGTAACAAAAGGTTCAGGTAACCATTTTTTTGGTTTTTCAGTTCTATTAGTATTTTTATTAAAGATGTATAATTTCACTCGTTTGTTTCCTGTCATACCTACTCTATCCCCTTTAGAAATTCTTTGACCTGACGAGACATTTATACTTGATAAATTTTCGAATGTAGTTTCAATACTTTCGTTATTTACACTATGTAAAATCTTAATTTTGTAACCACTATTGGTTTCTCTAGTGTTCGTAACAATACCATCATAAGGACTTAGTACAGGTAAACCTGAGGAATTTATAAACTCAACAAAATATTCACCATCTGATTGTCCTTGGTACTTTTTTATTGTGTTACTTAACGGGTTTATAAAATTATCCATTAATTAGTTTTTTAATCCTGTTGATATCATCTAAAATACTTTCCTTTTGGAAGTCTGCAGCAGTTAGTTTATTGGATGATATAGATGATGGTGTAATATCACCATAAACTCTTGCTAATTTTTGGTCTAAGGTTTCTGCTTGTTCAGGAGAGTCTGCTTGTACACTTCCTTTCATAGCTAAGTAAAATTCTTTTTTTTGGTTATAACCACCAGTAATTTCAGGAGGTAATAAATTTTTAAGGTCATCTAAACATTTATTGTCCTTACTTTTCAAGTACAAATAAAATGTACTTGTGGGTGCATCAGCGTATGAATTGAAAAATTCAAATTTACAATTTGGTAACTTTGATTTGATGGTTGATTCAAATAATGTTATTAGTTTTTGGTAAAATGAAGATGTTTTGGCTGTTTCGTTGTCAATAAAATCAAGTAAGTTTTTTGATGCCGCATGACCTAACATTTCCATTTTACTTTTGAAATTCGTTTTGTTACTCATTATATTATTGTTTTAAGTGATTCATTAAAACCCCACCTAAAGAACTTGCATGTACTGCGAGGTGATTTATGGTTTCCATATCCAATTTTGTTTTTCTTTTGGTAAAATCAATTCCCAATGTACCTATGAATTTGTTGTCAATTGTTTTGATTGCGAAAATATATTGAGATTTACAAGCAGTTTCCTCTGCTATATATTTCAACCCATAAGTTGCAATTGTTTCATCCTTAAAATCAGCAATTTCAATAACATCGTTTTCGAACAACTGATTGATTGATTTAGTGAAAAGGTTAACAGGTAGGTTTTTAAATGTATTTTGTTTAGAGGTTGCATTAGGACCAACGGCTTCATAAATCATACTGAATTTGGCCATAGATTTGCCCGTAGGATAAAAATTACCACCATTATGAAACTGAGTAACCCAAACTCTATCACAATTGATTTCTTCCCTGATGTGTTCGATTTTTGACATTACCAACTCCCCAACTTTAAGGGCATCGTGTAACATATCAGGTTTTTTCTTTTTCTTATCTAATAGATTTTTAACATATAACAATGTCACAGGTCCCATCACCCCTGTTATAAACGCTACAATAATATCTGATGACATAAGGTTAAATATTTTTAGTTAATATAAATAATAAATATTGACCTTAAACAAAAAAAGTACAACACCGAGTTGTACTTTTATAATTTTGATTGGAAATCATTTAATAAATCCTTAGTGAATTCAATTCCGTGTCGTTCTTTGAATGTACTTGTTAATCTATCAGTTGACAATCCTTGTTTCTTTAGTAGAAGATAAGCCATTAAGTCGGCATCAATTTCATCCTCATCATATCTGTTACCACCAGTGTGACCTAAGATTAAGTGGGAAACTTCGTGTGCCTCAACGAATCGTAAATCATCAAAAGTCAAATCGGTATCAACAAAAAGTTCACCATCAATCATAATAGTTTTTGTCTTTGGGTAATAAAAACCAAAACCATATTTGTCAAATAATCTTGTCATCATATCGTAATTCTCATTTTCTTTGAAAATTACTGAAATGTTAACATCATCCAAAAAAATACTTTTATAACTAATGATATCCTGACCCATTGGTATTAGATTTTACACCAACCAAAACAAACTTTACCGAATGTTATTTTGGAGATGAAATTACAGATAAATTTTTTCATAATTATTTTTCTTGATAAATATTATGGTCTGCGAATTTCAAACCATAATTCAGTCCAATCATTGCCATTTGTCTTTTGGCAAAATCCTCGGTCATTTTCATCTTTTTTTTGATTTCTTTGACACCCCACTTTTGCCATTGGTCATATTGGTCTTCAGTTATTGTCCATTGAGCATACCAATCATCTTTTCTATCTTTGATATCTTCGAATGTAACATTATGACCAGCAAATTCAAACATCTTGTTGATGATGTCTATTAGTAATTGTTCTTTTTTTTGTTCGTATGATAATCTCTTAGCCATAGTAATAATTATTTTAATTGTTATGAAAAATCAGTATAAGGTGCAACTCTTAAACCATCAATATATTGTTCTTTTTTTTCAAAATCGTGGGAGTATTGACGAGGATGTTGTCTACGATATGTTTCCCCATCCAATCCATCAGGTTGTCCCCATTCTAAGGCCATTTTGATGAACTCCTCAACATCCATTTCTTCACCATATTCATCAACTATTCTACCAGTTCGTATGAAGTTAAATAATTCCTCTTTGTTTGAATAATATTTGTTATCATTAAAATTCCATAAGAATTTCCATCCACTACTTCTTTTACCCAAGTGAATTGATGTGTCTTCAACAAACTTATCCCAATAAGAAATTTGTTCAGATTTATCATCAATTATTTTAAATTTATATATAATTGAGGATGAAGATATATCTATATTTTTAATATCCTCAATAAGTTTAGATTTCTTTTCACCCATTTCTCGGACACTTGGTATTCTGTAGTAATTTGTTCCCATTGTGATATTGTTTTATTGTCTTACAAAAATAAAAAAACCCATTCTAATTTCAAAATCAAAATGGGTTTTTTTTAAAAATTTTATTGGGAAACTCTGAAAGACCAATCTATTTCCCACTCTCTTTGACCACCACCATAACCTGTGTCGAAATAGATACCAACCATACTACATAAATGTTCAATTTCACGAACTTTACCTAAGTCACCTTCACACTGAAGACCTAAACAAATAGTTTTCCATTCTGTTGAGGGTAATCTATCTGGTCTGTTATATTTTTCTTTTGTGTCAGGTGTTACTATAGAATCTTTGATTAATACTTCTATTCCTTGTTCTTTTAGTTCATCAACTTTCTTCATTAGAAAGTCATATGCTTCATTGATATTCATTTTTCTTTAAAATTTCTATTAAACTATCTAAATTACTGCTATTAAAAAAATGTTTTTCAAACCCCTCATTTTCGAAATGTATAAATAACAATACTTCATCTTGTGGAAAAACATCTAAGACAATCTTTCCGTTCCCAAAACTGAAGTTTATTTGTAGTTCATCATCGAAATTGATTTGAGTACCATATTCCTCTTTGAGGTGTGGTTTAATTTTATTCCAAACTTCGAGCTGAAACTTTGTTAAGTTGTGTATCATGCTTTTCTGTTATTTCTAATTCGTAAAGCTAAAATTATAAAAAGGGATGTAAGAATGCTTGCCATAATAATGTTGTAGGTATCCATAAATATTATAATTTATCGAAATCTTCTCTCATTTTTGAGAGTTGATATTCCGTTGTTTTTCTTTCACTATCTAAGATTGATTTGATAAAATCATCACCACCTAACTTGATAAAACGATTGATTTTAAAGTTACAAGTTGATGTTCCTTTTATCTCCATTTCCAATTTTTTTGACTCAATTAAGTTATTGATTGTTGATAACTTGAACTCCAAATTAACTATTGTTTCTTTGAGTTTTTTTATCTCATTGTATTTTTCTTCTGTCATAATATTTTATACTAATTGTAAGTTATTTTCTTCACAAAACCAAGAGGGAACATCACGATTTTTCCAAGAAACAAAATCTTTTTTTGCACCAATATAATAGTTTCTATATGATTGAATTACATCCTTAACCTTATATTCATCAGGCATTGCTTTGGGTGGTTCAGTGAAATCCTTATCTTTTACATTAATAGGATTCATAACACACCACTCAATAACATCTTGAGATTTATGTCTTTTACCATAACGATAAGTGTATTCTTTACACAATTCTAACCCCAATTCACATAGGTAATAATAGTTAGATAATGACTCTCTAACCCATATTGAACAGGGGTGGTTTTTGTGTGATAATTTATAAGGAATATCCAATTTTGAATTGGTTATATGATGAGCTCCACATAATAGTTGTGCGGTTTCCAATATCATTTTAACACAATGTTTGTCACAATGGTATTTTGCACATTTGACAACATCATAATCCAAAAAGAAGATATTCATTATTATTTTTCTTGAATGGTGAACGGATGAACTTTCAATTTTGCGGTTTGTTCCTTATCCAAATGTTTTAAGAAACCATTAATATAATTAACAATATTAGCAGCTCCAACAGGATTGGCGGAGTGAACATATATTTGAGGGAAAGGACTTGTAAAGTTGTCCATATAGTGACCAACCAACCATTTTGCTGCATCATATCCAGTTTTTTCTTCGATGTTATCATAATCCAATATTCCTTTTTTAATTACATTTCTAAAATATTCCTCAACCGCAGTATCACCCAAATCGTGGTCAAATGAAATAACATCAACATTGTCCAAACCAAGTTCGTTGATTTTTTTGATGAAAGCCCCATAGTTTCTAACAACAATCCAATCCTTGTCATTAGGGGTTCTCTCATCATCCAAATAGATTTTATATTTCATAGACCAGTTTTTTGTTTTTACGAGAATATTGTTTTGAACTCTTATGAACTTTAGTCACAGCTGAAAAACCGTGGGGGTTCTTCTCTAAATATACCAATCGAGCACCATTACCAATGGCATTCAGGGTTATATTGATTTTATTCTTCGTTTTCATAGTGTTCTTTGTTTGTCCAACAAATATAAAAACAATTTTTTATTCGTACAACTTTTTTCGAACAAACTCTCCCAAATCTGCATCATTTGGATGACTCAAGATTTCTTCCCTATTCACACAATGTAAATCTTTAGAAGGTAAGTCAATTGCATCAATACCATAGAAATCGAGTAGTTCAATAACTTTCATAAGTTTGTGAGTTGTTTCATCAGTTTCACCCCATTCACTTATGATATGGTATCTTTGTTCCCATCCTGAACGAAATATATAAACTACATATGGCTCAGATATTCCGTGGGGATATATTGTGGTTATATTTGGTTTCTTTTTAACTACAAGTTTGTCATTTTTCATTGAAGAAGTGTTTTGATATTAGATATGTAAATATAAGAATTATAACCTCACAGGTCAACAAGAAACAAAATGAAGTGTCAGCATATGAGTAATTCATAATTATACTTTTAACCTCCTCAAACTCGAAAATATTAAAAGTACCAAAATGATAAGCACCCAACATATAAAACATTAGGTGTAAAACAAGTAAAACACGGATATTCATTTGAAAAAATTATTGTGGTAAATAAATCAATCTCTGTTTCTCATATGGATTGGTAACATTCTATGTGTACCTCCCCTCTTTTTGAGATTTGGACTTTTCATTTTGTGTCTTAAGCTCGTTTGTGGATAAGAATGACAAGAGGGTCTTTGAAATACAACACAAGATGAAAGTGTAAAAAATAAAAATAATATTAATATCTTTTTCATTATCATAAATATCCTAAATGTCAGTATCTAAAAACCCCAACATATAAAATATTAACAATACAATCAAGATTACATAAAGCATAAAATAATTTTTGTACCCCCTGAGAGAATCGAACTCTCAATCAAAACATCATCCTAAATGATGTGCGTCTACCTATTCCGCCAAGGGGGTATTTTGTAGTCGGAGCGGGACTCGAACCCGCACGTTCATACTGAACACAAAATTTTAAGTCTTGCGTGGCTACCATTACACCATCCAACCAACATTACAAACCAAATCCCAACTTAATTAAATATACTAAACCGAGCACAACTAAAGCTAACATTGTACCTGCAAACATTTGTGAAGAAAATTTAATTTGGTCTTCACTTTTTCCTTGATTCTTGTTCTCCATCATAAAAATTTTTGATAATCCATAAAATGTTTATTTACCCACATTTTACCTGTTACTTGAGTTGGATGTTCTCGTTTACTTAGGTCGAAAATTTCAACCATCGTTTTTCTTTCATTATCTAACTCATCCCAAAGATAAGATATCGCCAAGTTTAATTTCCGTTTTTCCTCAGTACCAACCTCGGACTCTCTGACAAGTTTTTCTAACTTTGCTATAACATTTTGAATGGGGGTGTTTTTCATCACAACTTTAATTTTTTTAATTGTTAATGTCAAGTTCCAACTGACTCTCACTAAATATGTGCAACATTCCATTGTCGATTAATTCAGCAACAATTCTTGTGTCACCTGATGTTGTTTGAAATACCGCTACTACGATACCAGGGAACTTATACCCTTTTGGTTTGTAAACCTTGTCTCCTACTTTGAACTTCATTTTTTTCTATTTTAAATAATTAACATGTATTGAATGAAAACCCTCACTCCTATTTATTTTCAATTCCATCCTTGAACCAGTAACATAATCAACCCAAACATTTTCACCAACTTTCACATATGGCTCCAAATCTTTATAAGATTTGTTTAACATCTTGATTGGTCTGTAAACACTCCAATTTGCACAATATTCTACCCCATTACTTTCAACAAAAATGAACCCATAACTTTCCAATTGTTTCTCGTCCATATACACAATATCATAATAATAAGTAAAAATCTTTAACCCATCAATGAATTCTGTTTTGTGATTTGTACCTAGATTTTTTTCAATTTGTTGGGAAGATAAACCCAGTTGTGCAAATGTTAAAAATGGTAAAAATAATAATAGAAATAAAATCGTTTTTTTCATAATTTTTGTTTTAGTACACCCATTTGGATTCGAACCAAAGACCTACTGCTTAGAAGGCAGTTGCTCTATCCAGCTGAGCTATGGGTGCATAATTTCCCCACCTTGAGATTACTGGTGAGTAGTTATTTCGGTTTTTATGCTATTCAAAAAACCTGTTGGGCATCCCCACTGAAAAAAGTCACACATACGAAGGAGGGGGTGTGCTGCCGCCTTTAACCCTAAGAATCGGCATTCCGTTGTCCGATTTGAACGAGTTCATTGTTAAATGAGTCTTGAACCAAAGACTGCTGAGTATCTCTTACTCATTGTAGTCAGGACAGGATTCGAACCTGTAAAATCTTTTATCTGGTTTAGGGTAGGTTCTATTCCTATCTCCTTCCAAAACATATAGCGTCTACCATTCCGCCACCTGACTAAATTTTAATTCAGTGCATCTATTTCCATACAATACAAACCGAACTCTTGTATTTCATCACCATATCTATACTTGTAAGTTCCCTCATAAATGTCGGGATAACTACTATCATAAGGAAAATAACCCAAGTATTCAACATCCTTATCTTCAAAGTAGGGTGGTAATCCCATATACTCATCCAAGAGTTGTTTGACCTTTTCAACTGTCGTTGCAGTTAGTACTGGGATTTTATCTTCCCTATCTACTATAAGATATATTAGTGCCATTGTTGTAAACTTTTATTTATATTAATTTTTGTCAATTTTTTTTTTCTTTTTTTTTTATTTTTTTCTTTTCCTTTTTTTTCTTTTATTTTTTTTTCTTTTGTTTTTACGACTTCCACCAAATCCATTTCTGGGTCAGATAATTCTTGATAACCAAACATTGAAAAGTCAGAAATATAAGACCACCACTTTCCATCAAAAACATATCTTTCATGGTCTATTTTTGGTTTTTTATTGTCAATGCTTTTACCAAAATAAATTCCATCCCATCCATCTCTTTTCCCTTCTATTGGTGGATTACCCTTGATAATTTTTACTAATCTACCATCTCTACTCTTGTAAGTTTTACCTACTTCTAAAATTATATTTTCCATATTTATAATTTTTATTTTTTTAAATAAGTTAGTAGTCAGGACAGGATTCGAACTTGTGACGATAAACGCAGATGTGTACCTCATCTTGGCAGCTCCAATTCTGCCACCTGACTTTGTTTGTTTAAACTTTTCGGTTTTCCTATTCAAAACCTTAACGTCAGGCAACAATCTAAGTGTCAGCCACTACTTGTGAATTATTAGGTGTCACAACCATTAGAAATATTTTCTTGTAAGATATTCATCAGTTCCTAAACTTGGTGCGTTGTTATTTTCATCTAAATGAAGAAACATAAATCCTTTGTAAGCGTTGGCTTCTAATAGAATCTTTTCAATCATTGTGATGATTCCAAGTTTTTCTTCCATCATAATGTTTGGATGGGCTAATTGTTCGTTAGCGAAGTTTTTAATCATCTCAACTTGGATTGTTTTTTTCTCTTTAGCCATTGTGTTATTGTTTAAGTGTTCACAAATATAGAAATAGATTTTTAATTACACAACCTTTGATGAATAATTTTGAGAAAAATATTTGAGCGGATAGTTGGTACTGCCCCAACTTATCTAGTTTGGAAGACTAGAACATTACTTTTATGCTATGCCCGCTAATTTACCTGAGATTCCAAATACCACCAGCAAAACACTTGAAGTCATTGTAACTTGTAACTCTTATAGGATTTTCTTCATATTTCCACCTATTACAAGTTATATAGATTTCTCCTGTCCATTTATCCTTTTTGAGAAAGGTATAAATACCATTACGAGATTTGATATGGATTTTATCCCCATTTTTGAGGTTCTTAAACTGAGACAATCTTATTTGTTCCATAAGTGATTCCATAGTATTTGAATAAAAAGTGGAGCCGGTATGAGGAATCGAACCCCATTATCTTGATTACAAGTCAAGCACATCACCACTTATGCTTTACCGGCATTTATATTATCTTCTTTTATAAACATAAGTTATTGTATCACCAATCTTATAAACATCATTTCTCTTGGTTATAACAAACTCGTCACAATCAGTTGAATAATGATATCTTTTCCCATATTCAATGGTGGATGGTGATTCTGTAACATAAAATGTATCTATTACACATTTTTTAACAATATCCCCATCTTCAATTTCATTATAGTTTGTTCTATTTAGAATTGAAGCTAATAAAACAAATGAAACAAAAAATAAAAACAAACAAGGAATTAAATATTTCATCTTTAAACTTTTAACAAATAAATTAATAATGAACCCAAAGTATAACCAATACTGGATGCCAAGGCCATCTTGATTCTTTCATTCCAATTCTTTGATTCAACCATATAACCAACAAATGGTAATCCCAAAAATGGCCCGATACAAGCCCAAAAAATCATCATAAAATCTCTATCAGCAACAGTTGCAATATACATAGTTGCGGCCAATTCAATGACAAAAGATGCAATACCAATTATAATATATTTTTTCATAAATGTTTAATTACCCAATCCGCAAACTTTCTTTGTCCTGATAAACTCACATGAACACCATCACCAGCATCCTTGAATGTAACAGTTGTGTCCTTTGGAATTATAACACAATTTTTTAATCCTTTCTCAGGGTCAACCATCAGTTTTTGAAACTCAACATACCTTGCTCTACACCTATTTGTCGTCTCCGTACCATAAACTGTTCTAACCATAACTTTGATGGGGTCATATCCAACAATAACAATCGGTTTAATCCCCCTCCTATTACAAGAATCAACCATCATCTGTATATTATTAACGGCACCCTGTAAGTTCACATAAGAAAAAGCATCATTACAACCACCATAAATAAACACACTGGTAAACATTGAATCCCTCCTCAAATGGTCGTTGAGTGTTAATCTCATCCAATCCGTTCTCTTTCCACCACTTGATTTATTTAAACTCTGATAACCGAATTTCTTAGCCACCATATCCTGCCAACCACCAGTATAACAAGTCAAACTATCACCGATGAATAATACCCTCAAAGGTGGGGTTGAAAAGGAAGTTAATAAAACAACAGATAATAATAGTAAAACAATTTTTCTCATAAAACAATTTTTAATTTGATGCAGGAAAGGGATTCGAACCCTTGAGGCTTACGCGGTGGGTTATGAGCCCACTGAGATACCAACTTCTCACATCCTGCAATGTATTTTGTAGCCCGTAGGGTAATCGAAACCCTGCCTCAAGAATGAAAATCTTGCGTGTTAAACCGCTTCACTAACGGGCCATATTTATTTGCGAGCTATAGGGGATTCGAACCCCTGATCTTCAGCGTGACAAGCTGAAATGTTAAACCCCTACACCAATAGCTCTTTTATACTTTCTACATCTCTATTTCAATGAACTTTACAAAGGTAACACATCTTATCCAATTTTCCAAGCACCATAGATAACTTTTTTTCTTTGTAGTGCATCTGTTGTATTACCGATTACAACTCCATCTTTGATTGTGAAAGCATGACCCTTGATTGTGACAATGTAAGTTCCTTTTGAATACTTTTCCAAGAACTTAGCTGTTGTCATATTTCTCAAAACATTTCTTCCTTTCACCTCAACCCAATATGCCATTTGAATATCTTCTCTAATTGGTGTAACACCTTTACGATTGAACTTTATCTGTTTTGACGCAAGTGCATTCATAGTTAAACCAAAGAGTGCAGTCCCTTGTCTATTTTTTCTACCAAAAACCTCTGCCACTTTTTTGTGAGCATAGTCGTAAGTAACTCCAAACGCTGAAGCAAAGGCTCTAACAACACAATCGTCTTTCTCACTTTGAGCTAACTTCGATTCTGCAATCCCTTTGATGGCGACTGATGATGATATGTATGGTGTTTTCGTTTTCATATTACAAAGTTACAAAACCATTTTTAATTTCCAAACTTTGTGATAAAAAAAAAATCCATCTTTTTTTACGAAGATGGATTTGACATTATTAACACTCAAAACTTAAGTTCATACCATCTCCATCCGAGGATTTCTACCCTCAGCTCCAGTCGTTAAGTCCATATAGAGATTGCGTTTCATTGAATTTCTTACTATTTTTTTATTAAATATAATGATATAACGGAAAAGTGTCAAGTATGTTACAAAAAAGATGAAATAATTTGTGCTACTTTATATCCTGTGAAGGCTCCCAATGCCGCAGAACCTGGTAAAACAAAGAACTTACCAAATAAACTTTCATACTTAGATCTGTTAACAATATATGAAATTAAGATATAATACAGAAAAAAGTTAATCAATACAGCAATATCAATTTCCTTAGCCATAAAGACAACAATGGAGTTTCCAAAGAACCCCCAACTAAAGTTTATTAATGTCTCCCTGATTAATTCCCAAACTGATGTATTGGCATCAGCAACCTTAATTTCCCTTGTAAATAAATTATTTTTCATCCTATAAAATCGTCAAATCCGTTGTTACTTAAAAAATCGTTATCTTCATCTATTTCTCTTATCTCGAACTCAAAACTTGATACATTACAAACTACATCTTTAGTGAATGTTTCGTGTATATAATCAAAGTCATCTGGAGATATTTGAACCTGTTCATCTTTAAATAATTTGAAAAGTTCCTTTGTATTTCTGTAAAGATTGGGGTATTGGTAAGTTTTCAAAATACCATCCATTTCGAATACTTCAAATCTTTTATAAAAATTATCGTTGTACATTAAAATATGTTCCTGGGCCCACTCATTAACAACTTGAAGAATAAATGTCTTTAAACCCTGCATACAAGCTACCCTATAGTCCTCATATTGTTGTTCAATAGTTAAACTACCAATCTCAACATCATCAACCTCTTCTTCATATTTGGCAATTGTATCCAAGGCCAACATCTGTAATTCATCCCAATTTGTTTGATGTATTTTATAAAAGTTTACAACTACCATTTGATTCATTCTTAAATTGTTAATTAATATTATTCCTTTATGTCTGTATCATAAAACATATATTGAGAATCCTCAGTTGCCCATTTGTCGAAACCTTCACAATTATAATAATCTTTATTTACCAAATAATCAGGTTTTTCAGGAAATGGTTTTGTTACAAAGGATGGCTCACTCCATTTTATTCTATTATTAGGTTGTAAAGCAATTTGTCCATTATCTAATAATATGATGTGGTGTGACTTGTGTTCCATTGGGTCTTCAGCCAAACTTAAATCAGTATTCATATCATTTGAACCCCAATTTATTGTTGCATAATAACTCCCATCATACCATTTCTTATCTTTCATAAATACAGATACCCTAGTATCATAAATGTAACTAAGATGTAAAACCGAAAAATTATAAGAAAAACAATTCCAAATTTGTAAGTAGTGAAAAGGTAGGTCAGGATTTGGGGTTTTTGCCTCAGTTAATAATGCGTGTGAGGGTAGTTTATCCCTCATCACCCCATTTTCCAATAAAACTTGAAACAATGCTGCTTGTCCAGGCATACATCTTACTGATACAATTACACCTTCGGTGAATTCACCATGTCCTTTTTTATTTTGATAAAAGTATTCATTTCTGACAAATACCTTGAGTGGAAAAAAATTGTGTTCTATATAAGCCATAATTAATTTGTTGGTATGTCATTTGAGCCATACTCTCTGATTAAATAATCGGTAAAGTTTTCGACACTTTCAACATTGAACTCAACCTTTTCATGCCATATTTTTTTATCAACATCATCATATAACCACCAACCAACTAAATCCTGAATCCATCCGAATTGTTCGTCTTGTTTTTTTCTGAGGAGTGTCGGAATACTTTTTTCAAGTTGCGGAGTGGTGTTGTTAAACTCAAGTAAATCAACTCCCAAACCATAGAGCCTATGTATCTTTTCATCGTATTCTTTTATTTTTAACAAAGTTTCGATTATGTATTCTCGTACCATTATAAGTATTATTTAAGTTGTTTGAAATATTTTGGAATTATTATCATACTACTGATGTAAAATGAAATAAACATCACACCATAAACTAATCCCTCGTTGAAATAGATACCCAAAACATATTTGCTAATCAATACCTGGGGTATCATAATCAAAAAGAAAACTAAAAAAGAAAAGAACACAGTTACAAATGTTTTCATCTCATTTTATTTTGTGGTTAAATAATTTGCAGGTCCCCAAGGATTCGAACCCTGACCGGATAGGTTGGAGCTATCAATGCTAAGCCATTACACTAGAGACCCATATATTTGCTTACTATTACAAAGATAAGAAAAAATTAAAACTTTTTATATTTTTTATCCCAATTTTCAATCCTTTTTAAAAGTTCTTCCATTGTTATTGACGAATTATCCTTTTTTATTGAATTATCTGAGAATAATAATAGATTACAATTCGCAGGATGGGATATAATCTTTGGGTTAATCTTATTTCGAAAACCATCCATCACAGAATACATATGGTCTTTACTTACCCCTTTCAAATTATTCCGTTTGTTTGTTGGTGAATACCATCCATATTGTTCAACTAAAGATAAATCAAATTCATCTTTAAAATCTTGGATGTCAAACTTAAAAAAACAAGATGGTCTATAATACTCGTAATATGTTAATTTACAATCATTACATATTATTTTCAACTTTTCAGTTACCTCATTAATTGAACAAATCTTACAAATCTTTTTAGTTTTAATCTTTTCCTTTCTGGGCTTGTTTTTTAAGGTCTCTGAAATCTTTTTTTTAGTTTCTTCAGTCAGTTTTCTATTTCTATTATTATACTGTATAGCACAAGAAGATGAACAAAAGGTATTAGGTTTACTAAAATATTTTTCAAATTCCTTTTTACAATTTTTACAAACTTGATTTTCCTTGTATATAACTTTTAAATTCAATCTACCCATTTTACAATTGATAGATTTGTAAGTCGTTCCCATAATTTCAGCAATATCACCAGGTCTATAACCCTTCTCGACAAGTGAAACTAATTGTTTTATATTTTCATCATTCCATTTCATATATATAAATATCTAAGAAATGAGGAAAAGTAAAGAATCGAACTTTTTTTTGAGGTCGGGGAGGGAATCGAACCCCCCTAAAAATGATTTTGCAGGTCATTGCCTAAACCACTCGGCCACCCGACCTTAATTTTTCTTTTTAATCCCCCAACTTCACCCCACTCGTCAGTGTGGGATAGGTTGAGTTAAGTCCTCTAACTTATACCTTGGGCTATTCGTTTATGGACAACAAGACCACAGCAAGTGAGCAGTTCTTATGGGATGCTTCGTGGTACATTTATTTTATTTTTCATTCGATTTAGAAACGAAATCCAAATATATTTGTTTATCAAATTTATTATCTACGTAAAAGTTTGTAATCCAAAAATCTAATGCACATTTTCTTTTTCCACCAAATACTCTTTTCTTCAAGTTTTTGAGATGAGTATGATTCACTTCAAATCCATTCATTATTTTAATGTACATTTTACTATCACCAGTAAGAAACTCCCACCCTTTTTGTCCCGCAAGTTGTGTATAGTGTTCATATTTATGAGTCGTTTTACCATACGAACATACAACAAATACTTCACAATTTTTAGATTCCTTCAAATTTTTTGAATTATTTAACATAGATTTTCGTTGGTCAGAATTAGACCAATAAGGACTTGATTTAGAACCTACAAAGATATTTTTATCAATAAATTCGATATCAACACCAGTTTCATTTGTTTTTTTACCACCTGAAACCTCGATTTGAACTTGTTCCATCAATTTTCCATGGATAGTAGTCCAAGATTTATCTAAATATGTTTTAATCATATCATCGATAAATTCAACATCGTTGTCATATTCGGATAATCTATATGGATTAGTTCTTTTAATTAAGTCCTTTATTTTGTCTATTTCCGAATTACCAGAACTATAAGAATAAGAATTAATTACATTCTCTACGATTTTGTTAACATCAATTTGATTCATTTTATTTTATTTTTTTTTGTACTTCCTATTGGATTCGAACCAATGACCTTCACCTTGTAAGGATGTTGCTCTAAACCAACTGAGCTAAGGAAGTATTGTTGTGACCCTGGTGGGACTCGAACCCACGCTCCCTAATTTAAAAGATTAATGCTTTAAGCCAACTAAGCTACAGGGTCATTATTTAAAACTTTCTATTAGGATTCATTCCCCTCTTATAGTTCACACACAATCTATCTTTATCATCAAAGAAAGTATTGACCATTGGTGTGCCCAATTTTATACCACAACCATCTGGTGCGAAACTACATAAACTTCTTGCACGACCATCCAAGTTTACATCTTCCAATAACCTCCACTCAATTCCAGTCTCCACATCATAAACATAATCACCATCTCTCAATACATAAAGTTGGTTGTATTTGTTTCTCATAGATTCATAAAACTTCGCTGACATAGTGTTCATTAAAATTAAAACTTTCAACATAATTCGGTCATTTTTAGAGTGAACTAATCCTTTCTAATTACATTTCCAAATCTACACAAAATATTCATATATTTTACCGTTTCCATCAAATAATTTTGATTTTTATCCAATAAAATTACAACCTCCATATCAACAATACCTCTAACCTGAACCTCCTTATTGTTGGGATTGTCATCACCAAAATCAATAATTAAGTTGTCACCAACTTTAAACTCACCAATTTTTACCTTTTCCATAATAAATATTATTTTTTAATTAAAGTTCCTTGTTAGGATTCTTTCCCATTTTTAAGTAAGTTCTTAACCTACCAAACTCATCAAAATAGCATCGTTTGAAGGGTGTTCCTATTTTATAAACACAACCTTCAGGTGCGTATGTACAAACACTATTGGCCGAACCGTGTTTACCAGGATTTTCCATCAGTAACCACTCTGTATTATCCTCAATGTCATAAACATAATCACCCTCTCTTAAAATACCTTCCATAATAAATAATTTAGTTGTTCCGGTGAGACTCGAACTCACGACTTCTACGGTATCAGCATAGTACTCTAAACCAACTGAGTTACGGAACATTGTTGTTAGTAGGAAAGATGGGGTTCGAACCCATATGTAACCAATTACCCTTTCCACGGCGTATAAGGCTGAGGGGATACTTTCCTATTTTAACTTGTATGGGTGACCGGATTTGAACCGATAACCACTAACTCCCAAAGTTAGCACTCTACCGAATTGAGCTACACCCATATATTAAACTATCAAACCATAAATAAATCCAAACAAAAGAACAATTAGAAAAATAAATCCTATGATGAAGAAATCTGAGTTTCGTTTGAAGTAAGACAAAACTAAGAATATTATTCCAATTATCAAAAACAAAAGACCAATTAATAATAACATATTTTAATTTTTTAGCGGAGAACAGAGGTCTCGAACCCCACACCATAATTGGTGCCACATGCTTAGCAGGCAGTGATGACTCCTCGTCATATTATTCTCCATAGTTGTCTCTGAAGGACTTGAACCCTCAACCACCTAATCCGTATTTAGGTACTCTAATCCATTGAGCTAAGAGACAATTTGCGTCCCCACCTGGACTCGAACCAGGAATACTTGATTAACAGTCAAGTGTGATTGCCTTTTCACCATAGAGACATTTAAAGTGAGGAAGAAGTGGGAATCGAACCCACAAAGCAGTTACGCCCAATTGTTTTCAAGACAATCCCCTCGTCCATCCGGTCTCCTTCCTAATTGTTTGGTGGTATGATGGGACTCGAACCCACACATACATCATCCACAATAATGCCCCTCTACCAATTGGGGTACATACCACATATAGTTTGGTGGTATTGGTTGGTTACGCTCCAACTCATCAGGTTTTTCAGACCTGCGCTTCTACTAAGTTAGCTTCAACACCATAAAGTTTAGAGTAAGTATCCACCGCGTTCAAGGCTGGTTGTGGACAGTGCTACCTACGACCTTTCCTTACTCTTCTACAAAGTTACCATTTTTTTTTAATTTCCAAATATCTTTGTAATTTTTTTAAAGTGGTCAAATCCCACCACCTTAGAATGTTCCCCCTGATGGAATCGAACCACCATCCTCAGAATCAAAATCTGATGTAATCAACCATTATACCAAGAGGGAGGATTATTTTACCACGATGTCAATGAACAAAAAAAACCCTGAACTTTGTTGGTTCAGGGCTCTACTATCAAAAAATTATTAAACAATTACAAATCTTTCGAATTTCCCAAACCATAGCCAATATTCGGCTTCGACCAACAATTACTAAATTGCGGCTGAACTGAAATGTTAATATGTTTGATGAAATTTTTCATTTTTATTATAAATATAAAGTTTTTCAAAAAAAGTTAAAGATTAATTGTATTCTTGGTGTAAGTAATATCAAAAGATTTTAACACTATTTCTAATAATTTATCATCTTTTGGATTGTAACCTTTCTTTAAATTATATCCAAAGAAAGCACCTGTTACAGACCATTTTGCGGCTTCCCACCCACCTCTGATTTCAGTTATTACATCATTAAATGGTGTGTCCAACTCTCTTTCAATCATTTTTATAAGAACAAAACCTTGTTCCTTGGATAAGTCTACAAGTTTATCTTTATATTTTGATGTATATTCTTTTTGTAGTTTCCTTGTGTATTTCTTTTTGTCTTTTTTCTTCATATCACCAAAGTCCTTAGTGATTTCACGATAAAGAGATATCGCTTCGATAGCATATGGTCTTACAACTGAAGCATTATATTTGAATGCTCTAAATTTTTTGTTGTCCTCAGGATTTTTGAAATATCTAGTACTGATTACCTTTACCTCAGGTGTGACAATAGTTGGTAAACTTTCACCATTATAAGTTGTAACTCTTACTACTATTTCATTTGTTTTTGGTGTTGATTGAGCTGAAACCTCTTTCGCAACCAAAGAAGTCAAAATTAGACCTAAACTGATTAAGATTGTTCTTTTCATTTTCTATTTTTTTTGTTTGTTAAATAATTTCCTTTTGATTATGTATCAAAGATAAGATTTTATTTTTTAATTCCAGAATATAAATGAAAAAAAATGGTCTCAGAATGATTTTTTTTAAGGTTTGCGTTCTTATATATTTTGCTGAACTCATTCTTTATAACCTAAATTGTCAGGATAGTTTTTTGGTCAATTTACAAATTTGATTTTTAAAGATTGCTGAATCTATCCTTTGTACTATAATTAGTTATTAAATCAATTTTAAAAGAAAATTGGAAAAATTGGTTTCAGTATGGGGTTTTTGTTGAGGTTTATTTCCGTGCGATTGGAAAAGTGAGTCAACAACTCAATCTGAAATTAAAATGATTCAATGTTTGTATTTTAGTTTGCAGTAATCATACTTTATGAACCAATTTTTCCTTTTTCTTATATTTCGATGATTGAATATCTTTCTGAATTGATTGTTTCATTCATAATAGATATCGGTGTCATCTCTTTTCCACCTAATACTGACTTTACAATACTTGGTGAAAGACCCGAGATTAATGCAGTCCCCGATTCATTACATCTAACAGGAAAGTTTTTATTCCTTGATTGAATATTCCAAAATATGACTTGTGGTAATGAATATCCACTTTCTTCATACATTCTTCTTATCATCTGAATCGCACTTTCAGAGTGGTTTGAAGCTTGGTTAAATTCCATATCAGACATAATCAATATCTTAGAAGGCATATCTTCAGGTGATACACTGTGTTTGATGGCTTGATTAAGAATAAGCTGAAATACTTTTTCTAAATTAGTACTCATACCCCAATCAGTAGCTATCATTTCGTAGTAGCGTTCTTTAAGTGTTCCTGAAACTTTTTCTAGTTTTGGTGACTCCGAGAAAGTAATAAAAGAATCCTTGAATTCACCTTCATTTCTTTCTGAGATATACAACCCTAAAGAAACTGCAACATCTAAACAACTAATACTACCAGAAACTTTTGAACTCATTGACCCTGACACATCAACCACAGGTAAAATTCTTTCAGTTGTACCTTCCATAAAGTTTGGTAAAGATTTCCATTGCTCGTTTGCTAATTCCCAACTACCTTGTTCCATTGTTTGAACAATATTGTAAGGATAAACAGCACCAGCATTAACCTTAGTTTCTCCTTTCTTTAGTTTTTCTAAATACTCAGTAAATCCAGTGTTATCGTGTTTTGCAAAAGCTTTTGTGTATCTACCCATAGCTAATGATGGAGTTTTTGCATACTCAATATTAGTCCATTGGTTTGAACACATTTTTTGCTCAACAGTGTTGGAAATATTCACTAATAACTTACGAAGGTCTTTAGGAGTAGTATTCAAAGCCTTTCTAATTACATTGAATATAACACCTTTTCTTGGTATCCATTTTGCACATAGTCCATTTTCTACAATAAGACCACTTACAAACATTCTGGTTGCCTCAGCTTCCAACTTGGTACCAAAAAGAACTGAAAGGTCATCCCATCTACCAAAGTGTGGTATTGCTTGGATGTTCTTTTGAACAACACTTGGATGGTTCTCCGCAAGATATTTGATGATATCACGGAAGATTTGTCTTTCACCTGCTCCACCTCTTACATCTCTAACCCAAAATAAGATTTTCAATGCTGATAACGGATTCTCATTGAATGCTTTCGAGAATGTCGAGATAAGTCGTTCCTTATCTTGTTTTCTCATAGCACCAATTGTGAAGAATAGATTCACACATTCATTCAAAGATGAAGAATTAGTTACCATTCCGTTTTCTGTGTAGGTGTCCTCTGATTGTAAGGCATCAATGAAGTTCATATCGTTTCGTTTAATTGTGTTTTAAAACTTAAGTGATTGTTTTTGGATTGTCAAGAAGAATCAAATCTTTTTTACTTCATATTTGTAACCTGAGTCAGAATTAGTTTCAAAAAGATTTTTCATTTTTTCAGCTTCTTCAATAGCTTCAAACTCTAACACTTCACATTGCGTGTCGACTAGTACAACTGGTAGAGTTGTGTTATGGTCTGTTTTGATGTGTTTTACAATAATATACATAATTAAAATCGTTTTGCAATATTTTCGATTATTTCTATTTCCTCAGTGGTCAAACTAAGTCGATTACCTCTAATTTTTTCAGTTGTTTCGTACCACATAGTATCATTTAGTGATAGATTTTGTGTTTGGGTATAAGTGGTTAAGGTTTTTGGTAAATTTCCCTCCTCAACCAAATAACGAATTAGTTTTTCGATTTCTCTTGCTGAACATGAGTCAACAAATTCTTCAACATCAATATCTACTTCAGCTTCTACATCTTGATAAAAGGTTGGCATAATTTTAATTTTTTAAATCTTGTATTTCAATTAATTTTTCTGTTACTTGTTCAGGTGTGAGATAACCTATCACATCATCAGTTATTGGTGTATCATAAGTTAATTCACCATTTTTGTCAAGTACCGCCAATTCATATAAACCCATTTTTCCACCATATGACATTGGATGTGATACTACAGAGGCACCATAACCATTTTCAAACATAGTTACACTTCTTACACCACTTACAGGATGGGGTGTAAATTGTATGTCTTCAAATTTTTTGTATGGTAAATTTAGTTCATCTATAATTCGTTGATAGGATAACCTTGTCACTTTGGATGTCTCAACTATACCATTTGTAATATAAAATTGTCTTAATTTTTCTTTGGGGTTATTCATAGTTTATTTTTTTTAATATTGAATCTAACGATTAAATGGTTTTTACATTTATTACAAAATTTACCTGTTTCGTAATTGTCATTTTCTGATGCCATAACACAAGTTTTATCATCACAATGATTTAAACCCAAAGTATGTCCAATCTCGTGTTTTATTGTTTCAGTAATATCAGTTGCTCTTGTACTTACAATTACTGAATTACCTTCATGATAAGCTAAACCATTGACATATCTACCTAAAGCCCATAACTCTTTGTTGGTTACATAAATTGTTTTTTCTGTGTATGAATTCAGATTTTCTAAACAAACTGAAGCATTTAAGATATCATCAGTGTTCTTGATAAACATTTTCGGATTAATTTCAACATTATGTTCAACTATGGTAGTGAAACCATAAAAACTCTCTATGGTACTCGCAGTTTGGTTAAGTGTATAATTACTTACATCACCCAAACCTTTAACTTTGTAAACTACCTTTTTTAATTTAGCATATGGGTTACTTTCTTTTGTGGTTGAAACATCAGATATAAAATTATTCTGATTTTTTTTATGTCCGAAAGTAATATAAACGAACCCCAAAATTACTAATATTTGTACAAGACTCTTCATATGATTGATTTATTCTGTGAAGATAAAACAAAAGAATGAAACAAACAAAATTATTTCGAATTTGATTGAATCTTTTTTTTTATTATATTTTTATCATTTGAAATTGTATACTTATAAAAAATGTATAAATAGTGACCAAGAAATATGGATAAAGTTTTAGTGTTAAATGCTGATTTCACTCCCATAAATGTAACCTCAGTTTATAAGGGGTTTACCTTAGTTAGTAAGGGTAAGGCTGAAATATTGAAGGCTAGTGAAAAACCTTTAGTCTCAGGTATGGGTGAATTTATTCGTCCATTAATAATTCGTTTACTTAATTTTGTGAAATTCAGAGTTAGTAAATTAAAAATAAATCGACATCGTTTATACAAGAGGGATGGTCATCAATGTACTTATTGTGGTAGTAAAAGAAATTTAACAATCGACCATATTATACCTAAATCCAAAGGTGGTGGAAATACTTGGATGAATTTAGTTACCTCTTGTTCATCATGTAATAGACTTAAGGGAGACAAGACACCTGAAGAAGCAGGTATGAGATTAAATATTAAACCTTATGAACCAACAATATTTTCTGAAATAATAAATTCATCTGTAGAAGATATTTGGGAAAACTTTAAAAATACATTTTATTAAACACAAAAGGACACATATGTGTCCTTTTGGTAGATGTTGGATACCTCCCTTTCTTTTAGTCGAGTTTATCCCATGCAAGCCCTACCTTGCAGGTATCTTTAATTACAAACCAGTTGCTTTTTTAGCTTGTGCAAAAACATCAGGTGTTGATTTTGTTGTGGGTGTACTTGGTTCTTTTTTTGAGGATTCTTTATCCTTTTGTATTTGTTCACCTTTTTTCTCAACCTTGCCTAACCATTCCTCCATTTTTTTACAGACCACAGGTGAAAGATTTTGTTGTACCATTTTTCCAACAGGTGAATCAGGATCATCAGTCAAACCTTGAACTAGTGCAATTCTTATGATGTCATAACCAGCCCCAGCTAATTGCATTTTGTCACTTATTTTTTTTGTCAACCCACTTAGTATGGCTGAGGTAAGTTTTCTTGTTAATAAATCACAATCACCCCCTAAAACTTTAATAATGTCTCCCCATTCCATCATTTGGAATCCTTCAACTACCACAGTGAACATAACACTTTCAGGATTGAACCCCAAAGATTTTGCCATTTCTTTATATAAGCCAATAAACATTCTATCCCACACACTTTTTGACAATTTTTTTGCCAAATACCCTATGCTACTTCCAATAGAACTCATATCGACATTTTCATTCAATAAATGATTTTTATATAAAGTTTTGAATTCTTTAATCAGGTTTGCTCGTAGGATTAATAAGTCATCATTATTATCCAAATTTACATCTTCAAATATTTTTGAAAATCTATTAATAGTATACTTACCCTCTGAAATAACTTGATTTTTTTTGTTTTTGATATCTCCGAGTTTTTGTTTTAGAGAAATTTCTAAGCTCATATATTTTTAGTATAAATAGTTTATTTTACAATAAAGTATTTGCTTTACCCCTTGTAATTTTATAAACCTCTCGCCACTTTGTAAGTCCAACAGGATTTGCTAAACCTCTGGTCGCACCAGATTCCCATTTTGTTACTGTTGGGTATGTTGGTTTAGACCCTCCTCCAGTTGACCCTGCAGGTGCTGCGTCTTGTTCACCCAATTCACCATCGTTACTCTGAGTTGTGTAATTCCTCATAAGATCGATAATAGTATCTATTTCAAATCTACCCATTAGAACAATTCAGGTTTAGGTAATTTATCAATAAAGAGTGTATAATATTCATTAAGAAAAGATAAAATATCATTTTCATCAACGAATAAATCGTCATCTTCATAATCATTTAAATAGTTTTCGTATTCATCCTCAACTATTTCATCTTCAATTTCTTCATGAAAGGAATAACCAAAATCTGATATATCATAGAAAGGAATTTTACTCTCACGAGATATATCCTCATTATCGTTATTTGTTCTGAAAGAAACTTCCAAGACCTCTTCAAGTCGATTTATGTGATAAGAAATTATTTCAATAACTTCCATATCAATATTTTTTGAATCTTTTGAACATATCCAAACTTTTATCTAATTGTTCTTGTAGTGATTTTATATTATCAATTTCATCATCAAATTCAGAAATATCTATGTTTTGAAATTGAGGTTCATTTTCTAATTCAAAATCCAAAGTGTATGTTGTTGAATCATCATCAAAAGTTCCGTGTTCCATATCAGTTTCACTATCAGCAATTTTATCCTCACCTCCGAAACCAACATATTCTGTCTCAAATTGGTCATCAGGTCCTCCAAAGTCAAAAGAAACATCAGGTAAATATTTTGCACCAGTCATTGCATTTGACTCATTTATCCCTATGTTAGTGTATGTTTTAACCACACCTTTATTACTAACCGTTAAACCTTCTTTGTCATTGGCAAAATCTTGGGTATATAATGGTTGTTGATTGATTTGTTGGCCATATGTAGTTACAAAACCATCATATACCTTTCTGTGTTGGTCTAAGATATCATTTCTTTCGGCTTGATTCATCTTGAAAAAGTATGCGTTCATATTTTTTTATTTATAAATAGTATCTTATTTTATTGTAGGTTCAATTGTTTCATTAAAACCTTTTTTGTTATGGTATAACTTTCTTTTATTTTTTTCTTCTTTTTCATTTTGTCGAAATCCTCTTCATACATCCACTTGTCAGCGTCCTCCAACAAATCCAACATCCTCCCATTTTCCCATTTGATTTTATATTGTTTGTTTCCGAAAACTTTTGTAATACCAATTACCTCACCTTTTTCACCATAATTCATATCAGGTTCTCCCTCCATAGTCAAAAGAACTACTCTGTCTCCAATTTGCAATTCAGGGTTAATCATAATTTTAGTTTTCTATATAAATATTTATACAATATTTATTATTATGAAAATTATAATCACCGAACAACAAAAAAGAATAATTATCACTGAAAGTACTGGTGAAGAACTTGGTAATGTAATAAAACAAAATACCGAAAGAGTTAAAGAGATTATCAACGAGGCTCAAAACCAAATTGGAATGAATTTACAATTTCTTCTAACTTGGGGTGCTGGTATCGGTGGTTTTATGGGTCCTGTTGAAGATTTCGTAAGAGGAAAATATCCTGAGATTGATGAGAGTGAGTTAGTTTTAATTTTAATTGGTGTAATTGCAACATATTTTGTAGACAACAAAAAAATTGTAACAAAAATCTATACAAAAATATATGAGGATGGTTTGAGTGGAATTTTTGATAGAATATTGAAAAAAACTGATACACTCAGAAACACATTTATTGAATTTATTGATAGTCTGGGGTTAACTTTCCACAAAATAACAAATATGTTAAGTTATACTTTCATTATTCCTATATTACCTATGATATATCAAATGGTTGAAGATGGAAGTACTGAAAATGTTGATTTGAAACAATTAGCTATCAGAATTATTAGCTTCACAGGTTTAACACTTTCAGGTATTATCTTCAAAGAATTATTATCCAAATTAGTTATAAGATTCAAATCATAATATTTGAATTTTCGACATTTATAATTTATCCTTAAATCAAAAAGGATAAATTATGCAAAAATTCGACTTTAAGGACATTACATTAGTTCCTGAAACAATCTCATCAATAACATCTAGAAGTGAAATTAATATTTTCACAAATAAAGGAACACTTCCTATTATTGTTAGTCCAATGGACACCGTTGTTAATCGTAACAATTATGAAATATTTTTAGATGAAAACCTTGAGGTATGTTTACCCAGAGGTGAAAAACCATATTACGACAATACATTTTGGTCAATATCCTTATCAGATTTCGAATTGATGATAAATCGACATAAAACCTATGTTGCCGAACTAACTCGAACAAAAATATTAATAGATATTGCTAATGGTCATATGGAAAAACTATATGAGTTGTGTAAATATTTTGTTGAAAATATGAAAACCAATCACCAATTAATGATTGGAAATA